GATCCCCAAGTATTCTTTAAATCGTCGTCTGATATGGCCGGCATTGGCGTCCAGGGCTTTATAGATCTCAGGGATCATTCTCTGTCTGGCATACTCCCGATCAGAGATAACATTTCCTTGTAGGTTGATTTGATTAGCGATGCTGATTTCTACCTTTCGACCTCCGGCCATCCTTCCAATCATCGGAGCCGGGGCTATGATTTCAGGAGCTTCCGGGGTCCCATGAGCCATCACCAACCCAGGCTCTGTGATCACAGCGCCTTTTTGTGCGCTGATCGCCGGCATATCCCGGATCTGTCTTTCTACGCCGGCAAGCCCCCCGGTTATATCCCGGCTAAGACCTCCAATCTCACCGGCTATATGTGAGCCTAGTCCGTCGATCGGTTCAGATCTAAAAACATCGACATAGACCGTTCCCCTGCCACTCAGAATCTTTTTTATATCATGCAGAAAATCAACCTGCTTTTTGGCTCGCCTCGCAATATTGCCTGTCCACTCCGTCATCCGGCCGTCAAGGACTTCCTCGACTTTTTGAGTAGATTGATTTATCGCGGCGAGGTGGATATCCTTTATCGCATCCGTCTGATTTGCTATATGCTGGAGAGCATTCAAGGAGTTTCTCGCTTCAATCCAGAGCAGATCTAGCCAGTAGGTTATCTCACCATACTTCTTCCCTCCTGCTCTAAATAATCCACCCAGAGCACCTATGGCGCCTGTTAGCCCTCCAACGAGATTTCCGATACCAGAAATGATATTAGCACCGGCACCCAGGATGGATTGAGCGATGTTTCCTACGCCCTGAATCACCCCACCAATGGCTTCAAAGGCTGAAACCAGGACTCCGGAAACCGCTTCTCCGATTGCCTGGAGGTCCAAGAACTTAGCGGCCAGGAGTCCTAGTCCGATCGGGCCGGCCATCTTAGCAATCGTTCCTAGAAAGCCTCCGGCTCCCTCTCCTCCCAAAACATTTCCCAGGATCCCGCCTCCGCCCGTTCCTTCGTCGCTTCCGGTCAGGGAATTTGCGAATCCTTTAAAAGGAGAAGTCAGGGCATCTAATAATCCTCCGGATCCGGTTAGGATCCCACCTATAAGATCGAAGGTCCATTTGCTCAGGATGCTTCCGACTATATCAAAGAATTGATCCTTAACGCTTCCCCAAAGCCCATTGATAGCATCCTTCCAGGATCTCGTTCCCTGGAGGGCATCGCCTAAAGCTGTCGCCCATTTTGTTTTAAGTCCATCGGCCACACCATCAAAAACTGATTTTACCTTGGGAGGCTCCTGGGCGATCTGACTCCAGGCAGCCTTATTAGAGATGACAAGATCCGGCATATGGATTCCGGAAAGAGCCATAATTGATTTAGCTAGATCATAGATCTTTTGCCTGACCTCCCAGATGGATTGACCGGTCGCCGAAGCAAAGGCATACATCCTCTGTTCTGCGGTCTGGGTTGCGAAGGCCACGCTCTGCATAGCCGGCGCTGCTTGATCCAGGACTCCGACTAGATCCCTGGATTCAGGCAGGGCGGTAGCGACTGCTGTGCCAAGATCAAACATCTCATCCTTGGCAGATTTAACAGCAGTCGTATAAGTCTCAAGATCTATTTTTCCATCTTTATATGCTTTATGAAGATTATTGAGAACGCCCTCGAGTTCTGTAATTCGAGTCTGTTTTTCTTTGATTGTCTGGAGTCCGATATCTTTTAAATAATCACTCCAGGTCTGCATTGACTCGGCTGCCCCGGAAAGAGCAGCAGCATAATCCTCGATGGAAGGGATCCCATCATCATAAGCCTCTTTCTGTTTTTCAATTTCTTCTCTATGTTCGGCTCCTACATCAGCAAGGGCTTCTTGAAGTTCTACGCCTTCCTCCCCTCTCTTTATGGCCATCGCCATAGCAGCAGCGTTCCCTTTATAAGCATCTCTGAGTTTGAGAAATTCCTTTTCTGTGAGTCCGGCTTGATCGGCTGCCTTTTTGAGTTTATTGAAGAGATTATCCTCGGCCTCGGCTGCTCTCTTCGATGCCTCGATCGCTTTCTTCTGAGCATCCTTGACCTTCATGTATCCAATGGCCAGGGCGCCGAGTGCAGCGACTAGGATCCCCACAGGACCGGTTAGGCCAATGATGGCAGCCTTCATCATTCCAAAGCCGGCCACAAGTTTTGGAAGTATTATCAGCATCGGTCCTAGGATGGTCATCAATCCGCCAAGGACCGCAACTATTTTAGTGATGGCGCTAAAAAGACCAGGATGGGCTTTTGCCCATTCATTGATCTTCGTTACTACTCCGGTGATCTTTGTGACCATGCTAGTGAGCGCCGGGAGTAGCTGTTGAGCAAGAGAGAAACTAAGACCTTTAATAGATCCGGAAAGCCGGGTTTGCTCATCCTTCAATTTGGCTGCCGATGCAGCAGCTTCTTCATCAAAGACGATTCCTAGGGTATGAGCCTCTTGCCGAAGCGCCCGGATCCCTTCCTCTCCCTCTTTGAACATGGGAAGGAGTGCGGTCCCGGCTCTTCCAAAAATCTCTTGAGCAACAGCAGCTTGTTCAGTCGCATTCCCCATCCTGCCAATCGCTTCTCCTATAACCGTAAACTGTTCTTCAGGATTCAGCTTCATCAACTCATCAATATTGATCCCGATTTTTTCAAATGATCTTGTGTATGTTTCCAGACCTTCACCGGCATCCACGATGGACTTCGCCATCTTTTTAACACCCTTCTCGACATCTGTAAGACTGGCTCCACTTATATCAGCAGCATGGGCAAGCTCGGATAAAGCAGTAGCGCCGATCCCTGTTCGCTTAGACATCTTGTCGATCCAGTCACCTGTCTCGACAAACTTTTTTATCATCCCCCCCAGACTGGCGATCACAGCAGCGCCGGCAGCAGTCATGGCCACTCCGGCCTTAGTAAACCCGGCGCTCATCCGGCCACTCATGCCGGTCATGGTCTTTTCGTCTTTCTTTACATCATTGATAGACTGGGACCATTTAGACTTATCGAGCGTCAGTTTCCCGACAATAGCGCCGGCCACAAATCCGTTCATTTATCTTCCTTTGGATAGACCTCTGGTTCTCCTCTCTCCCAGGCATCGAGTTTTTTGAGTTCCCATACTAAAACTGTAAGTCGATCCCTCACAGATTCATCCTTTGCAAAGCTCATTCTCGATGCAGTTATCGAGTCAATCCTTCGATGGACCTCTTTTTTCTGGGCTTGGATCCACCACCAGATCTCATCCCGATAGTCGAGATTGTAGAGAAGATGCCCTGGAAATTGGCCCGGAAACTCGGTAGCAATTAAAGCTACTCTTTGCTTCCAGGCCGACTGGCGTTTTTTTCTTCTCCCTTAGGTTCTACTTTCTCCGGACTGAAGAGACACTTGGTTACATGAGCCACGATATCATTGATCTGACGCAACTCGAGCTTATTAAAGATCTGTCCATTTCCGAAAATCAACTCAACTTGGTCATAGGCTTTTCCGGCATCTCCAGTTCTAATTCCCTCCTCGAGCTTTCCCATTTCATCAAGGATCTCTCTGTTGATCGTTTTGGCTCGATAGACCTTCCCATCAATCTCAACCTCAATCGGTTTATAGACTGACTTTTTCGTGCTGAGAATCAGAGGTTTCATGTTAGATATCCTAATCTAAAAACTCTCCCACCGGCACCACTACTTTGATCTGGGAATAACTTGAAGTGGATCATCATCACTCTTTGAGCTGCTCTGTCAAAAGTGAGTTCTGTCTCTCTCCAGGGATGCGCCTTGAAAATGTGGATCCAACTCAACTGATCTGGGTCTGGGACATTATCGCAGAGGGGTTTAATCATCATCTCTACTGCATTCTCATACATATCGCATCCGGCTTTTGGAGAATAGGTCAAAGCGCCAGACTGATATGTAACTCCGGGCAGCCAATCCTTTAGATTGGCATATTCTTGTCTGGTGAGCGGAACATCAAGATCGCAGACGGTTCCAGAATAAACAGCATCGACTGGGGTATTGCCCCATCCTTCCTCCTGGACATCTTCAACACTATCTGTGGCTCTGAGAGAAACGGTTCCAAGATAAGGAGCGAGTATGATCGGGGTTCCAGCAAAATCCCAGGTCACTTCGCAAGGTCCGATGTCTCCGAATGGCCATTTTGGCATCGCTTTCCTCCTTTAAAGGATTTAAATTAGCAGGAGTCTTTTTCAATCCTCCATATATAATTTGTTGAAAAAACAAACAAGCCTTTCTCTCCAGGATTTTCGATGGGCGCCGGGGATCCCACCGCATCAATGACCATAGCCAGATATTCTGTGAGTTCAGCCGGCCAGGTCGGGAGGTTCCATCCGGCGGTCCCATGAATAAGATCGAAGATCCCAATCGCATCATCTTCGGCATCACTATAATTCTCTGCTCGATTCCAAACCTGGATAGGCTTATCAACTCGATCAGGAAGATCTCCGACCACAGCGCCTGGAGTATTCTGAAGCAAGACAACACATCTATCCGGAGGCTTTCCTCCACCTACTAGCTCCAATGGAAGATGCCCGACAAAGAGATCCTTCCCGATCTGCCAAGCTGAATTATCCTCGATCCATTGAGCGATGTGTTTGAGGAGAGACATTAGACCCTCCTCCCTTGAGACAGAATATAATCAGCGCATTTTTTCATGGCATCATTTCTATGAACCGACATAGGAGTCTCAAGATATTTTGGTCCGGACCCCTGCATGGTCCAGTTCCAATTCGAGGGAGCCTCATGGAGCTTGGCTGCATAGCTTGTGTTAAATCCAACTGCCACTCCTATATAACCAGACTCCTTGATGACCTCTATCTTTTGACTCCTCCAGAGATGCCCGGTTAAATGAGGCGCTCTTGGCTCCTCTGTGATCGCATACTTTATAATCAAGGCTCCGGCCTGGAATAGTCCTTTCTGTGCATGGCCAGGGATCACGTTATTGATGAGATCCTTGAACCCGGCATCAAAGTTCGTGAAATCCATAGTCAGCCCAGTTTGTTCAGCCATTTAATCTACCCAGACCTCCGTATGATGATGAGTGATCGAGTTCTGAGGTTTGTTTATTTTTAATATTGCATAGTCGATCCCATCGAAAAGAATGAGATCCTGATGCTCGAGGACCGCATTTCTTTTAAAGAAAAATTTACCGACGCTGATTTTTTCCTCTCCTTTGAAATCCCGGATTAATTTTATGATCCTCATAAATCGACATTTTTGATTCGGGACCAGAGTTGTTGACGAAACGTCTCCCCACTTATCGAAGTCTCTCCTCTTGATCGTGCAAGTGTTTATTAGCAGACCGTCATAACTCATTGGATCCTCTCCATCAACTCCTCGAGTTCCGCAACCCTGTTCCTGGCGCTGTGATTTTCCATCACAAAATCCCGACCTCCCTGTCTTATAAAATCAAAGTTCTCAGGATAACTGAGGATCCTTTTAATCACCCGGATCACATTGGATTTATTAATCCGGATGTAGTGTTTCCAGGGCTTGAATCCTACCTTGTCAATATCCGGACTTTGAGTGGCCAGGAGGAGGCAGCCGGCAGCCGGGATCTCATAATACTTGGCCAAGCCATAGCGATAGATCGAGTCCGTTGCTATCGAACAATAATACTCGTTCAAGATCTTGGCATAGTCTTCATTCAGAAAAGGACCGACTTCAAAAGAAGATGTTTTTGCGGTCATCCCTCCCCATCTCGGATGTCGAGCGAACACGATATATTTCTGAAGGATCCTACTTTTGGATAGCTCTGAGCGGAGCCAATATCGAAGGGGATACAGCCTCGGATTTGTGTGTCCGGTCAGCAAACACATCATAATAGGATTCCTCTTCCACTTGAGTTTAGCATACCGTTCATAGGGAGCAAAGTATAAAGGAAAAAATTCCACTTTATTTTTTAAATGAGGGAATCGCTTTAAAAAGAAATCCTCATAGGTAATGAGGTTGAGATCCCCCCTCTCAATGACCTGGTTAATAAGATTCAAATTGAAGCTGTGGGGTCCGGTGAGGAGATAGATTATTTTGGTCCTTTTTGGGATCCTCAAGGATCCTCTTAAAAGCCTATGTCCATGATAGCCGGCATAGACTAAAATCAGCGATGCCTCCCTCGCCTCCTCGGTCATCAGATCCGAGTATATCGTCTTGAATCCTAGAGTCTTTTCAAATTCCAGGAAGAGGTTATTAATCCGATCAGAGAGAGATCCATTAGTGTTAAAGATCGCCGGCGCATAGATTAATTTTTTCATACTTTTGTCCATGCTATGAGATTGGATCCTCTCACATTTTTCTGGCCGATCACACTTGTCATCCATCCCTGATCCCGGAAGAAATCCGGATAAAGATAGGACTGATGTTTCTCATAGGGATTGCCCTTGACCGCTCCCTGTTTATAGATCCCCCAGGGACAGGCGACGACTGCAAATTTCAAGGCTTTTTTCCTCAATGCTCCCAGTAGATCCGGGAGATCCTTTTTCTTCACATGCTCCGGACCATGCCACCACATCACGATATCGCATTGAGGCAGGGAAGCCATGATCTCCGGATCCGTTATGTCTCCCCAGATGATATCCGGATACTTAGGCTTCAGGGCTTCCACGTTAGGCTTCCATGCTTCTATGATTGTGATCTTGAAATTCTTATTTTTGAATAGCCGGAGGATCTCCTCCCTTTCCTGGCTGATCCCGATATAGAGGATAGTCTTGCAATCAAGAATATCCGGGATTGACCGGAGAAGTTGAGTCTCTCTAGCCTTCATCTTTCTCCCTGTGATGCCATAGTTTAGGCTCAATGAAATCGGTGATCGGTTTGATATCCTTCGGGATCCGCAAGCCAATAAACTCACAGACGGATCCAAGCGTTGACCTCCAATCATTAAAATAATCGTGATATGAGGTTTCAATGTATGGGATCCCATCCACGTTTTTATAGAACCTGTCGAGATAAAATTTTGTTAGATCTAAACTTTTTTGGATCCGGAATTTGTTCCTTTTCTTCAAGCTGTGGGCGATCTCCATCGCCGGCCTTTTTATGTGGACCACCTTCAGGCTCTCTGGCTCGATTAATCCCCTCCAGATCTGAACCGTTAGACAAGCCCTGGGATCCTTCCACCCCACCGGTCGATCCTTTGGCCACATCCCCACAAAAGCCCTCATCTGATTTATGAGCTTTGGAGGGACAATCTCGATTTTCTTTGGAGGCATCCCCCACCGGCCAGCATTGGCCTCGAAGATCTCCGCATTGATCCTCATAAAGTTACGATCCTCAAAATGACCTTTCGGGTTATCATGCAGGATCCCGATCAGGTTATTCCCAAGATACAATCCGCACTTCATCAGAAGCCCGGCCATCATCGAGGTCCCGGATCTGTGCATCCCTGTGACAATAACTTTCATCGTCTTATAAGTAGCCAAGTCTGGAGGTGAGTGTGAATCAGATGAATGGGCGAGGCTGTAAGCCCTGACTCAGAGATCATCTTCATCATGGCCTCCGGTCGATAGGTGATGTTCTTTTGGGTCCATACATCTCCCTCATAGTTTTTAATCCCATGCTTATAGTTGGCGACGAATAGAGAGGATCTTTTCATCACTCCTTTGGCTGAAGCCAGGGTCAATTTAATCTGGCTTTTAGGCATGTGAGTAAAGACAGACTGGGCCATGATGTAATCGAACTTCTTCTGGAACCAGGCCATGTCACAATCATCGGAGATCCTTATCCGGACATCCTTTGCCTTGATAAGATCCTTCAGGTGGTTGAGCTTCACTCCCTCATTCACAATCTCAGCATTCGGTTCTATTCCGCAATAGTTCCCTGGATCCAGGAATTGAATCGCAAACCTTCCGAGCCGGAGGCTCCCACATCCAAAATCCAGGAGTGTGTTATGGCTTCTCATTCCTAACATGAAAAGATTGCAGAACTGCATAGCTCCCATGTAATCAAATTGATCTGTGGGACCTATCCAGTTCGAGCGCTTCATTTCTTCCGACAGGTAAATGCGATCAAAGTTCTTTCGCCCTCAGTCTTCAGAGAGTCGGTCGATTTAACATCAAATCCCAAAGCGATGAGGGATGAAGCTGAAGCCTCTTTAAATGAGGGTCCAGTCCAGAGAATAATCAATGCCGGAGACTTTGGTCTTAGGATCCTGGCATACTCAGCTATGGCTTGCTTTGGATCCTTAGCTCTCCTGACCGTTCCCTGGATGACTGCTGCGGTAAAGGCTCCATCCTCTGCGCCTAGCTTTATGTTTCCGAGCTTGAGATCTCTGAGTGACGAATTGAAGATTTTTTTTCTTCTCCCAACTGTGGATTTAATTAACTCTTTGAGTAGCTTTTCCATTGTATCCTCCTTCGATACAATTATTAATCCAGGCCCACACTTTCTCCGGGGTAGAGGTCTCATGAAACAAGATCTTTGCGTTCTGCCCTATGATGACACACCGCTCCCTATTCTCTCGACACCATTCAATCCGATCTTTCAGATCCAGATAATCTGGCCGGCATGCGAGATAATGAATGTTAGGCACCGGTCTTCTCCAAAAGGGCAGCGTCACATCCAAGGGTGGGGAGATAGTGCAGGCCCCGAATGCCATGTATTGAAATTGTCCCCGGTCCAGGATGTCATTCCTGGCTCCAGGAACACAAACCGAAACAAGACACTCATTTATTTTCTTCCAGAAGATCTCCTTGCTTGTGATGGAGGTATCGAGCCATCCTCCATATTCTTTGATGAGCCTGGCCTGGACAAATCTCCTCCTCTTCTCAGCAGCAGCGCCAGGCTTTTGATTATTTAGGATCCGATGATTGTTTGCCCGATATGCGATATATCTTTTTAGCAGATTGAATTTATCCCAGTCATAAAAACTGATAGGAGTTAGAGGATAGCAGTTTTCAATTTTATTGTGGATCCTGGGTGAGAAGTGATATCTAAAAATGATCGGATAATTTTTGATGTTTTGACCTATCGTTCTGTGGTCCCCAAAGTCCACAAGGATCTTGATTCCCTTATATCTAAACCAAAATCCCCGGCCATCTTCCGGGAGTCGTTTTACTGTGACCTTCATCCCGGCAGCCCTGGCCATTGTCAGGAAAAATTTATAATGGCTTTCATAGTATCTCTGGCCGGTGTTCGCCGGAAATTCGATCCCTTTCATTTTCTCAGCCTCTCAAAATCCCTACCCCATAGCAGATTTTTTTCTCTCCTCTGGCGGATGAAATTGAAGTCCTGGGGTTCCATCGGCTTGGCCAATTTATAGGTTGAATCCTTTGGCCGGTTATGTAGGACCTTTGCTTCCGGACACATAAAAAGCCGGCCTATGTGCCGGGCGAATCTTCCTAGCTCGGAGTCACTTCCATAATGAATGTAGTCCGGACAGAAAACTTGACTATCAGGGAATCTCTCAATAAACTTCCGGCCAAGCAAACCAAAGGCTGTTGAGCATCCTTTTACATCCTGCTCGATGGCAATCATGGCATCTGTATCCGGCGCTTTCTTTTTTAGCTTATTAACAGCATGGAGGATACAGTCCTTTGAGAACTGAAGATCATCAGAAGCATAGATCACCGCTCCTTCATGGGTCATCTTTAGGACTTTGTTTTGACTGGCAACCCAGTCTATTCTATTTTTATTCAGGACCATCAAGGTGGGAAGGCCGGCTAGTTTGACAGCGAGCCTTAGATTCCCATCAACCACCACTATGATTGAGATGTCTTTATAGGATCCCTTCAGGATCGAGGAGACGCATTGTCTCAACAGTTGTGGTCTGTCATAGGTCGGGATAATTATATCAACGTGCATAGAGTCCCTCATAAGCCTTGGCGTATTCCTGGATCCTGTCTATCGCATGCCAATCCTGGAGGACCCAAAGTCTAGTCCAATGCTGGATATCTCTCAAAGTCCCTGGATTATCTATCAGCCAGATCAGCTTTTCTTTTAGATCTTTGATTCCGGCATAGACAAAGGGATGTTTCTTTACCTTGTTGATCACAGCGCAGCCAAAGCATCCACCTTCCAATGAGGTTCTATGCCAGTTCCCGGTAGCCACGTCATCAATCAGGATATGAGCCTCGCTTTTCATCCTGAGATTTTCCTTGTATGGCTTCCCCTCGATCCAGATAATATCAACACCTTTCTTCAGGGCGATATCCTGTAAGATCGTCCGGACCTCATAGTATGCCTTGCTCGCCACATGGCCATAGCGGAGCCTTGTGGTAGGAGCGAAAGCGATCTTGATTTTCTTCTCCCTTTTAATCGGTCGATACTCATCCGGATCTATGATATTAGGAAGGGTTGAGAGATTGTATTCCTTCATCTGGAGGGGCTGTTGGATCGTATAGCTTTCATCGGCAACGCTCATCAATTCCTTCCAGTTCCCCATCTTCGGGACCGAATGAAATTGAGCCAGGATCCTTTGATCGTGTCTGATATCCTGGAGGGTTCTCGTCCAGTAGTTATGAACATGCCAGACATCGCTCTGATCTAGCCAGGCTCTAGCGGTCCCATCATTAGATCTGATTAAAAGATGACAGGGAAAGGACCGGCCATCCGGATATCGCCGGTTCTCATTTATCAGAGCCACATTGATAGAGGTGTATTTTTTGAGGGCTTTATAGATCTCCCAGGGTGCAGCAGCAAGCGGTGTCCTGGAGTAGATCGCAACCTTCATTTTTTCATCCCTCCGACTGTCCGGCGATCTATGTCTGGAGGCTGGAGGAAAACTCTATAAATCTCAATGCACTTGCAGTCCTCCAGGGCTTCAAACTTATGATAGAATCCAGGGGCAACAGCCGAAGCCTGGCCAGGTCCAAGAACGGTGAGATCCTCGGATCCATCCCTCCAGATAGTTATCATCAGCTTTCCCGATATCACAAAAAATAGATTCGACTTGTGGTCATGTTTGTGTTCCGAGCAGAAGCCTCCCTTTTTAATTTTGAGAAAGTGAGCTTCCACAGTATCAGTTTGAAAAAACTGAGTCGTCTCTCCCCAGACCTTTCCTTGCATACTCATAAAATCTCTCCTGGATCCATTTTAGGGAAACAGTTAAGCCCGGATTCCGGGTTTAAATTTATGACTCTTATCCCTTTGCTTTTTAATAACTGGGATGCTTTTTCAAAGTAGAAGATGAACTTCTGGACAGTCACCTCGGACTGTTTAACAGGATGGCCTTTATGCCAATGACTCTTTCCGTTCTCATGCGAGCAATCAAATCCTAAAAGATAGATCGGGTTTGCGCCCAGGCAGACAGCCAGGTTGAGTGCAGCATATCCGGAGTTATTGCCATGACCGATCCCATCCTTCATTGACCAAGTAAAACCCCGAAGGCCGGCGTTATAATTTTTATAAACTTTGACAAGATGGATATCTCCAGGAAGGGAGATGACATAAGTGGCAAGCCAGACCCTATATGCCGGAGATCTCCAGAATAGATCCAGGGCTTCCGGACCATAGTATTTTTGTTCAAGCCAGTTTAAAAATCGTGTATCCATCGAAAAAATAATTGTGGGATCATGCTTCAAATAAGCCAGATTGATCCCGATCGTCCTTTTGCCTTTTAACTTGGTCCAGTCAAAATCCTTTAAACTGGGACCTCCGCCTATTATGAAACAAGGCTTGTCCTTCCAGGAGTTGTCAGGAAGGACCTCCATAATGAATGGATTGCCATACTCTTTGGATCTATATAACATCGGCATATTTAGGATCCTTCTTCTCATGGAGTTAGGATCACCGGTTTTTTTCTGGCCAGGATATCAATAACCTCATCGACTTCCCGGATCCCTGTGTAGATGTTCCCATAGACTGTCCCTCCGAACTTATAGCTGTAATCTCCGATCTTCTCGGATATCATCAGCTTGGGATAGATGGATCCATCATTGTGGGATTCAACTAACATGGTGACAGCCTGTTTTGCCAAGGGCAAAAGATAGGGCTGTCCGTAGGTTCCGACGAATCGACAGTTATTATATCCTCTTGGGAAAAGTCCTTTCTCTTCGGCTTCGCCTAGCCTATAAAATAACTCCCCCCAAGCGACCCCGGTCGTAGCTCCCGATGTGCATAGATCCAAATAGACAGAATCGGCGTCAAAGCCATACCAAGAAGTCGGAAGTTCAAGCAGACAGATATAGACTGCGGTGATAGAAATGATGTCGGCTGCTAGGCCAAGAAAGATCCTGTTCTTTCCGTTCCCATTTATTTCAACGTCAAAGTTCTTTGCGTAAAAATGTGTGCCGGTTAGTTCCTCGAGCATCAACTCGTATTTGGCGATGAGGGCTTCCTGGCAAGCCAGGTCACAACCAGAAGGCCAATTATCTATATCCGAAGGGTCAATATAATTGCCCATTATTCCCTCTGGATGCAGAGGGACAGTCCTCTCTTACTGGTCATTAGAGGGAATCTGTCCCTCTACATTTCAAACTAAAAAAGTTTCAGCCTACTCGATGACTCTCTTCTGGACACAATAGACATAATCAATGTCCATTGAATGTGCGTCAGCTTCATCGTTCCTGAGTCCGAATCCGAGATTCATAACCTCGTCCTGACAGATATGGGTCGTCACGATTCCTGTGGCGATGCAGTAGCCTCCCTGCATTTCGTATCCAGATCTTTCATCGAACACGAAATAGCGGAGTCTCTCTTCTCCATCCCATAAGAATCCGAGCCGATACCATTCGTCATCAGGGAGATCTCGTCCAGTATCTGTATCCGTAGCTCCACCATTTACAGCGTTCCCGAAATAGATACTGTCATCGGCAGCAGGAATGTAAAAAACTACATAGTCGTTGGGCGGTGTGAACCATTGATTTCCGGTGATTAGTCCAAACCAGAAAGAGGCTGCATCAGGGTCATCTACCTTGAATCTGATCTCAGCATAGAGTGGGAAATTGTCAACCAACTGGAAGCACTCACAACCATAGACTAGCTCGTCCATATCGTTAAGCCCACCGGCATTAACGATCTGGAGGACGCCATTTACAGCGTCGATGCAGCCCTCGGTTGCGGATCCGCTTCCCTCTTCAGTCGTGGTGATGGTCCAGCAGTCGGAATCGAAGCAACAAAAATCAAGTTCAAGTCGATGGGCAAAAGCGATGTGAAAGATTCTATACCATGCCCATTTGTCATGGTTTATATGGTAGTTGAGAAATTCGATGTCCCTGATAAACTTCTCTTTCTGTTCGTCGCCGGCGTAGGCATGCGGAAATTCATACTGTGGCATTTTGCTCCTCCAGTTTTTTGATGAGATCTATCTTTTTCATATAGAAAGATCCCTTGATCCCTAGCTGACTGGCGATCTTCCGAAGCTGATGAATTGGATAGCGAGCATAGTCAATTCTCTCATCGTCCTCCAGGATCTCTACGACCACATCCTTGAAATGACTAAGCTCCTTGATCGCTTTGGGATTATCGAGTTCAAAAGGCTTCTGCCTCGGAATGAACATATTGCCCAGACAGGTCGGGAAAATTTTCCGGTATCCGTAGTTAGTGATTCTCGCTAACATTTTAGCAACGATGCTCAAGGCATCTCAGAAAGACGATAGCATCCACGTTCTCGATGGAGACATCGGATCTCATGCTGTAAAAGACATAAGTCGCTTCATCGGCAGGGACTCTTTGGCTTTCGATTTTGATCTCTCTTTGGATTCCGATAACCAGGTTGTTCTTTGGTGTGAGTAAGACGTCGGTATATTCCCCTCCGCCTATGAGACCATAGGTTCCGTCCGTATCTTGGCCAAGATTCGTTGGCATAAGAGGAACGTCAATGATGGGGACCTTACCGTAGGCCATTGGCGCCTTTCCGGTGAAGATCGCATCACCAAGGGCGGTTCCCCTCTGACTCAAGGCTTCGATATAGTCCTGAGAGACGAGATCTGAGTTCAGGAAGACCATGTTTGCCAGGCCGTTGTTCGCTTTATACTTCGAGGGCATGTTCTTGAGCATCTGGTGGTATTTGAACTCCCAGTTGTATGGAGGGTTAGGATCTTGCTCGGCGATCATTCCAGGGAACTGAAAATGAGCGTCGGGATCTGATTGACCGCTTGGGCAGGAAGCTCCACTCTCACAAAGACAGGCTTCTTTGAGATGGGCGCTGCCTGTAACATTGTTTAAGTATAGCTGTCCTGCACCACTATGATTGATGATATAACGCCAACCGTCCCAAAGGACGTTGATGTTATCCACCGCAAAGCCATTGAGACCATGAGTGTCACCCATGTAATAGGCTTCCTCTAGCTCATTGGCTATCTTCCGGGAAACGATCCTCATCAGTTGATCCATGAAAGCATCTTGCGATTCGATGTGCCGGATATCCTCCAGATCATCATCGAATACAGCAATAGCTCCCCTCACCTTTTTGGTGTTCAACTGGATCTTGTTGTGAGTCCATTGTTTTTTATACTTGGACTCATTGAACTCATCAGCAGGATAGAGGAAATTGGCATCTCCGAACCCGATGGCTCGGATGTTCTTTTGTGGCCTAGACATCTTCTCGATTCGAGCATAATTTTTCATCACGCTCTCATCTACGATGTAGTCGATGAACCTGTCGGCCTCCTCTGCGGTCAGGGCAATGGTCGGCATGGAGATCAGATTGTAGGATTTGTCCAGCTTGAATTTAGAGAGCAGGTCTTTTGTCGATTTCATTCTTTTCCTCCCTCTTCATCTTTGGGTAAAAGTGAAGGCCATTTGACCGTATCATCATCCTCATCGTCGTCCCCTTCTTGACCCTTGACACTCTTCCGGACCGGTTTCTTCTTCTCTAATTTCTCCAGGCGCTTCTTGAGATCGTCGATCTCTTTCTGCTTGTCGGCGTCAGCTTTTTCTTTCTCTTTCTTCTTCCGATCGGCTTCCTCTTTCTCTAGCTTCTCGAGCTTCTCCAGACGCTCTCTGACTTCATCAGAGACGTCACCGAACTTGTCTTTCCGGGTTTTCTCTTTCTCTCCGATCAAACCCTCAACGATGGACTGGATCTTTTTCAACTGCTCGACGGTCGCCTTGCTCAAACGAGCGCCGGCTTTCTGCAAGATCTCTTCGATAAACTCTTCCTGTGTCAATTCAGCTTTCTTTGCCGGATAGCCATAACTGGCATATTTGGTCAGGGTCTTGATGGCATTGAGGACATCTGAAGGCATGTCTTCCTTGTATTTAGTGAGGATATTCAAAGCCCCCTGAATCGCCTTGATAGCTTTCTCTGACAACTCTTTGGCTTTTGCAATGTCCTCATCAGAGACGTCTTCGTCGCCCAGGAATTTCTTCAGAAGTTCAAAAAATTCCATAGCTTGTCTCCTTTTAACGATAAAGAATTTTTCTCGATTGGCAGCAGCATCCACTAATGAGATCTCTGCCACGTCGATGTCTTTTAGTTTGCGAGCCATCCACAAACTCCTAGACTTTAGATTTCTTGAATCCCCTTTTGATGAGGCATCCAAGACCTATCAGGCATTATGAAGTCTTGAACGCCGAGAGCGTAGCATGGCGAAGCATCTACCTTCGCCTTCAAACTTCATATCCGAAGTTCGTTAATAAACTATAAACATTGAAAGTAGTTTGTCAAGAACTTTTTTTCTCTCCCCTGTAAATCTGCCATATAATATCATTAGGTAGTTTGAGTTCTTCGCTCTACGAGGCTCTCAGAGCTTTGTTTTTCTGGGGAGGTAGATTTAAAGCCCTATTTGGTTGTCTCCCCCTTTTTTAATAGGGATATATGCGCCCTGGGCTAAAGTGCGGTATATGGCCTTTAAATCGCCTTATTTGCCCCTTATTTAAAGGGTTTTAAAGGATAATCACGCCCAGGCTTGCCCCCCCATCGAAAATCCGGTCAGGGATCCATTCTCAACAAGTTTCCAGATCTCTTTATCCGGGACCTTTATCATCAACCACCAGGATCCAGCCTTGATCTCCTGGCCTCCCTTTTTGATGTCTGCGTCCGGTTGGAAGCACTCCAGGATCGGGAAGTGTTTAGTCTCTCCCTTGTGCATGACCTTGATCCGCTTGGAGTCCTTCGAGTATTTCTCCATGAACCGATACATCGCTTTTTCAATCTCTTTTTTATCTGTGTAGTCTCCCTGGGAATCCTCCTCTCCTGGAGCATAGACAATCCCTCCGACTATCTGTTGCTTCTTGTCCACCTTTAGGAATTTGAAGAAGGCTCCTTTCCGACAGATCCCACCTATCCTCTCCTCATCTCCACAGATCAGGCATCGAGGATGACCATTCTTGTGGGTGTATTTCGCCGGCTTGAATTTGTGAGGAAAGACTGCGGTCTTTGCGCTCTCCCGGATCTTCTCTGTCTCCGCATCACACTCTTTCCTTTGAGCAGGACTCAGCTTCTCCACCGGCTTGGGTTTTGTGTGGTCATCCGGATCCAGGAGCGAGGCCATCCAGACTCTCTTTCCTTCACCCACCGGGACGAAAGCAAAGAGCCAATTCCCATCAATGATCCGGTCTGAGAAGCGAAACTTCTTTGCATGTTCATCGGCCTGATAGATCTCCCACTTGAACTTATCCAAAGTCACTATCGCTGCATGGAGATTGGCTGTCGCTCCCACCTCTCCGGGTGCCATGATCTCGATCTTGTTCCATCCGACATCCATCCAACTCAGGGGTCCTCTGACGATCTTTGTTTTCTTCTCTCCAACCCGGCTCTGTTTCCAAGCAAAGCGCAACTTCCGACCGGTCTTTGCCTCTGCCATTTTAGGAAGGCCGGAGATGTTTCCGACCATGAACTCTCCGCCCTCCCAGTAGTCCTTACCGGAAGGCCGGAGCCTTATATCGAGATGAACGCCCTGCTCTCCCAGGATGCTCTTTAGAACGGATCCGAGTTTTCGAGGATCTCCTCTAGCGACTTTGATCCGATCCCATCCTTGTCTCAATCGCTCGATATTCTCCTCTTCTATTCCCATGATATGAGCCTGGAGGACTCCGGTTCCTTTCATCCCTTCGGTGAAATCTATGTTTCCGAACTCTCCTCCAACTCCCTCATCCTGTTTTATCAATCCTTGAGAGCGGAGATCCTTTTCCTGGTCGGGAGTAACCTGGAGGATCCCGGCTCTATTTGCCCGGCTTGCGATCTCCTTGGCAGTCTCCGGTTTCTTCCTGGAGATATCCTTATCCCGGACTCCTGGAGCTATGGCAGAGATCTCCAGCTTTCCATCCTTGCCCACCTTCGGGATAATTTCCTGCGCCGAGATCGTGAGGATGTCTCCCTTCGATGCCTTCATCTTCGTGTTATAGGTCTTTCCCATCTCCTTGATCTCGCCATCGCTTAGATATCCGATCCGGTAAACATAGGTGTCTTTATCTTTCACCGGGATCTGTTCAAGGACCTGGACTTTAAACTCCACTATGGTTTTGATCTTCGCCCATGTGGGAGACTGGCCGGTGAGAGGATAGTTCCCGGTCACAGTTTTAACAACCGCTCCTTCGGATCCTGGAAGATCTGAAACTTTCTTTATCGCCTTGACAAACTCATCCTTTGATTTGACCACGATCTCCGGGACCATTTTCAGGAGCTTGAAATCAAAGGCTCCGAACAGCTTTTTCAACTGTTCTCTCCTGTCCCTGTATTCCCGATCATGGAGATCCTCGCCCTCACAGTAGAGGATGTCAAAGACGTTGCAGATATACCGGCCTTTAACTCCGCCGGGAGTCTCAAATTCTCTTGGCACAGTCGGGTTGTCTCCCCAGTATGCTAGATCCTTCCGAGGGATCGGATCCCCTCCAGGAGTTAGAGCCTCGAGTTCTGCATCCAGGATCACCGGCTTTTTTATCGTCTTGAGTTCCGCAGTCAGATCCGGGAACTGTTTGGATCGATCTTTTTTTGAGTCCTCAAAATAGATCAGGGTCTTATCCTCGCCTCCAAGCTGCAGGACAACCCTCCATCCGGAGAACTTTTTCTGAACTGCCAATGGGATCCCCCGATCCACATAGGCTTTCGCCCACTTGTCCCACATCTCCTCGATATCGAATTGCTCTCCCATCGCATAGCCTCTGCCCATCTTTAAGGGAACGAATCTCTGGAGGGGCTTGAGTGTCTTTTTCTCCAGGACCCGGCAGGAGGCCAATGCAGAATCGGTGTCCTTGATTTCCTTCATTTTCCAACCGGATCCCAGAGTTTTCTCCAGGTCGTCGATCGTGTCGAACTTCTGCTTGTGGGTCTTATCCCATCTTTGGCCGAGCGGAATCAAGAGGATGACTTTCTTCCTTCCCACTCGCTTGGCTTCTTTGACCATCGGCTCGATGTTTGTGAGGTGTTCCAGGGCATGAACTGAGATCACATTATCGAAAGAAGCATCCTCAAAAGGAAGAGTCCCATCCTCCAGATCTAACTTGTGAACGGTTAGCCCTTTCTTCTTGCAGAAGCCCAGGGCGATATCATTCTTGTCCACTCCTTCGACTTGCCTTCCGCTTTGCTCCAGGAGTTTGAGGAGCCTTCCGGTCCCACAGCCTAGATCCAGAACGGATCCTTGATCCAGGGCTTTAATCACTTCATAGTTATCCCTGAGCAGGATCTCATCCCAGTTATCCAACTGAGCGAAATACTCCTGACTTTGTTTTTCAATCTTGGCCAGAGCCTCTTTGACCTCCACCTTTTTTGTCTCCGAGCGGTTCCTTAGAACTAGATCAAAAAGCGGAATGTAAGAGCTATGTGGACCCTTCGGGGAATAGACAAAATGTGGATCCTTTTTGGTCTTGGTCCTGATGGTCCGGCCAATCTTTAGCTCGAGTCCTTCATCTCGACTTGCTGATTGATCCCTGATTATGACATCGACATCTTCGGCTCCCTTTGGATCTTTGACAAAGGATCCTCCGATGGAGATGTAATTTTCTACGACCACAAACTCGCCCATGCTTGGGACATCCACTCCGAGCATCGCATTTTTGAACACAGCCCGGTCGATGTTCGTCTCCTTCATGGTCCGGAGGTCCCTGGTATTCATCTCTTTTATCAGGATCCTATACTTGGAGAGCATGTCTTTCCTCTCCAGGCTGTTGGCTTTCTCCCTGTTATTCCCAAAGAAGAACTTGTTAAACAACTGGACAAATCGAAGGCGCAGACTATAAAGCTCTTTATCCGGAGCCTTCCCTAAGCTCTCAGGATTCATGTCTTCTATCTTCATGCCTTTCCTCCTAAGCTATCCTCACTATGCTTTTATCTCTCCACGTTTATAGGCGCATCTGGCTCTCACACATTTAAGGACGGTCTTCCATCCTTGTCTCCTCATCCCACAGCAAGCCGGTTTCCTAAACATCCCGGATCCACAGCGAGGACATTTCTCATCTGAGATGATGCTAGGCTTCGGTCGGACTTTCATCCATAAGTATAGGTCGCTCGTTGGTCCCAACGAAATTTAAAGTTCATGTCTCCGTTAGCCCAGAGCGTCGCAAAGGCATTCTGATTGGCGTCCCAGTAGATCCTCTTGATCCTCCATACAGGCTGACTCTGCTGCCTTTGATTGCAAGAGAAAGTCTCGCCTATATAGATCGGGTTGTTATTCACGTCATACTCGATCCTTTGCGCCAGTTGATCTGTGCTAATCGAGAGTGATTTTAAGCCTTTCTTGGCCATAGTTACCTCCCTTCTTTACGGTGAATAGTATGGACCGAAGTCCCGATACATCCGGAAATATTCAAATGGAGCGTCTCCGGCAGCGCCTCCCTCCAACTGGACCTTGTTGCACAAACCTAAACCCACATGGAGATCATGCCGGCAGCCTCCAGCATGGTTTGATTCCACCGTTGCCAGATTGACCCAGGTTTCTCCGTCTGTGCTATATTCCATGATAACTCTGTCGCTGTAATAAGCGGAGGAGCTTCCGATTTTCAATCTCAACCAGATCGGCATAGTGGTCACAGCGTTGGTTGCCTCATAGACATTGTTTGCCCATGCAGCCAGTCCGTTCCATCCCCCGACGCTAGATCTTTCCCTGGCCAGGATCCAGGTTCC